CGACCTGATGGTGGAATTGCTGTTGGTAGAATAACAGAATTGAATGGTTTAGAGAGTAGTGGTAAATCCTTAATCGGAGCTCACGTACTTGCTGAAACACAGAAAAAAGGTGGTGTTGCTGTTTATATAGATACAGAAACTGCAGTTAGTACTGATTTCCTTGAGGCTATCGGAGTTGATGTTGAGAGTATGTTATATCTACACTTAGAAACAGTAGAAGATATATTTTCAGCTATCGAAGAGATAGTCGCTAAGGTTCGTGAATCGGACAAAGATAGATTAGTAACTATCCTAGTAGATTCATTAGCTGCCGCTACAACAAAAGTAGAATTAGAAGCAGAGTTCGACAAAGATGGTTGGGCTACTTCTAAGGCTATTATACTTTCTAAAGCTATGAGAAAGATTACTCAGATGATTGGTAGACAGAAAATAGCTTTGGTATTTACAAATCAGTTACGACAGAAACTTGGTGTAATGTTTGGAGATCCATGGACTACAAGTGGTGGAAAAGCATTACCATTTCACGCATCAACTCGTATCAGACTAAAGAATGTTGGTCAGATAAAAGATACTAAGAAAAACACTATTGGTATGAAGATGAGAGCACAAGTCATAAAGAACAGACTTGGGCCACCCATGAGACATGCTGACTTTGAACTTTACTTTGAGAGTGGTATTGATAACGAAGGTAGTTGGTTACACGTTATGAAAGAACACAAACTTGTAAAACAAGGTGGTGCTTGGTACACTATGGATGACCACAATGGTAAAGAGATTAAGTTTCAATCTAAAGATTGGGCTGAATATCTAGAGGATGACGAATTTAAATCATATTGTTATGAGATGATTTGTAATAAAGTCGTTCTTAAATATGAAAAGAACTTTGGTATTGATGACGTTGTAGTTGAAGAGGAAGTTAGTGAGTAATAAAAAATACTTATCCATATTCGAAGAGATAAAGAAAAAGGGTGGTTCATTAGATGATGGAAACCCTAACGACAAAGTGCTAATAATAGATGGCCTAAACACGTTTATCCGAGTGTTTAGTGTTATACCAACTACCAATGAGGATGGTATTCACATTGGTGGAATAGTTGGTTTTCTAAGAAGTATCGCTTATGTCGTGAACATGGTTAGACCTACCCGAGTCATCATAGCATTTGATGGCAAGGGTGGTTCTAGTCGGCGTCGTAAGATATATCCTGAATATAAACAAAACAGAAAAACAAAGTATCGTGTAAATCGTTCTAATAGTTTTGCATCACAAGACGATGAGAGAATGAATATGATTATGCAGATACAAAGAGTAGTCGAGTACTTAGAGACTTTACCACTTACTGTTTTGTCTTATGATAACATTGAAGCAGATGATACTATAGGATATATCTGTAGACAAGTTCTTACCGATTCTCAAATTACAATCATGTCTACCGATAAAGACTTCTTACAATTAGCTAATGGTAGAATAAAGATTTGGAGCCCAACCAAGAAGAAAATGTATGATGAGAATGCTGTGTTAGAAGAGTACGGTATTTCATCTCATAATCTGATTTGGTATAGAGTATTGGATGGAGATAAATCAGATAATATTAGTGGTGTTCGTGGTCTTGGACTAAAAACAATACAAAAGAAGTTACCATTTCTTAGTGAAAATCGTATAGTAGAGATGGATGAAGTTGTAAATGAATTACCAGAACATAAGGACACTATTGATTTAAACTACAGATTAATGCAATTATCTGATGTTGATATCTCAGCTTCTACAAAAACAAAAATAGTAGATAAAGTAAATGCACCAATAAATAGGTTGGTAAAGTTTAAATTTGAGAAAATGTTTTTAGAAGATAAACTATTTACAGCGTTACCAAATTTAACGAGTTGGTTAATGACTAATTTTAATCAGTTAAATCGGTATGCAGAGAAATCACACAATTAATGAGTGTAAACTACGAAGTACTGAATAAGTTTTTAGATGCAGATACTCTAGAATTAGAATATCACAGAGTTACCAATAACATTAAAAAACTTGATATTGAAGAGGGTATTGCAGTTATATTCAAGTATTACAGAGAACAAGGATTTCCACATTATACTATCAGAGATGATGAAAAGTATAAACATATGAAAAAATTAAAAAAGTTTGATGTTGATACTATATTGGATAATGATAAAATAATTCAGACAATGCATTGTTTGAGATTGGCTTGGACATACTTTCCACATTTTTGGGAAGTTAGATGTGGTAGTGCTAAAATGTCACCAATGGAGATATTTTTAGATGATGATAAGTTGAAGTCAACAATCAGAAAAACATGGAACTTTGAGTTAAAACATTACAAAGGTGAAGAGGGTAGAGACAAGAATAAATTTCATGAGAATAGATTTAGACAGTCTTTGAAAATTTATTCTGGTACACAATCTGTTAGTAACTTCAGACCAACTGCTGCAAAATTAATATACGAAAAGTTCGGTGGTGACGTAATTTGGGATATGAGTTGTGGTTGGGGTGGTAGGTTACTTGGATTCTTATCAGCTAAAAATACAAAACATTATATAGGTACAGAACCATCTAGTAGAACATATGATGGACTTCTAAAGATGAAGAAAGATTTTTCGTATTTAGGAAAACAAGTTGATATTTATAAACTCGGTAGTGAAGAATATAAACCAAAAAAAGAATCACTCGATTTATGTTTTACTTCACCACCATACTTTGATACTGAAAAATATAGCTTGGAAAGTACACAAAGTTTTGTTAAGTTCCCTACGGAAAATGAATGGGTAAATGGATTTCTGAAGAAGACCATTCAAAATTGTTATAATGGATTAAAAGAAAATAGGTATATGTTGATTAACATTGCAAATACTCCTAAGTATGATTTTATAGAAAAGGAAACAGTTCGTATCGCTCAAGAACTAGGGTTTGTTCAAGAGGATACTTTACAATTAACGTTATCAAGTGTTATGGGTGCGGGTTATAAATACGAACCTATTTTTGTTTTTAGAAAGGAGAGTAAATGAGTGAAACTTTAACACAATTTGGAACATCGTTTCAATCTAAAATAGTAGCTTCACTAATGAGTGATATAAAGTTTATCCAAACTATTAGTGATATACTAGAACCAGATATGTTTGATTCAGATTCAAACAAATGGTTAGTAAAAACCATTAGAGATTACTTTTATGAATATAAGAAGCAACCTACTTTAGAAGTAGTAAAATATAAAATAGATGAGATAGATAATGATGTACTTAAATCTGGCGTGGTAGATAAGTTACGAGACGTTTGGAAGAATATAGAAGCTACAGACTTAGAGTTCGTTCAATCAGAAACATTAGATTTCTGTAAGAATCAGACACTAAAAAACGCTATCTTAGAATCTGTTGATATGTTAGAGAATAAAAATTATGATGGTATAAAATCTATCATAGATGATGCAATGAAGGCTGGTTCGGAAAGAGATTTAGGTCATGATTACATTCCATCGTTAGAAATGAGATTAGAAGAGTCTGCTAGGATAACTGTTAAAACTCCGTGGGATGTTATCAATGATATAACAGATGGTGGTCTTGGGCCTGGTGAACTTGGAGTTGTAGTAGCTCCTGCTGGTATTGGTAAGTCTTGGACATTACAAGCTCTTGGTTCAGAAGTAATTAAACAAGGTAAAACAGTAGTTCATTATTCTTTAGAGTTAAATGAAAACTATGTTGGACTTAGATATGATTCTATATTTAGTGGAGTAACAACTGCTAATATAAAATACCATAAAGAAGAGGTAGAAAAACAATTGTCAAAACTACCTGGTAAATTACTTATCAAATATTTTCCAACCAAAGCTGCATCGGTTCAGACTCTAGGTGCTCATCTGAAACAGATAGAACTTAGTGGTGTTGATATCGACATGGTGATAGTGGATTATGCTGACATCCTAATGCCTACAGGAAACTTCAAGGAGAAGAGACATGCAATAGGAAACATCTATGAAGATTTACGTGGACTAGCTGGTGAGTTGGAAATCCCTATATGGACTGCTTCACAGGCTAATCGTTCAGCTCTTGAAGAAGATGTGATTGGTGCTGATAAAGTTGCTGAAGATTACAGTAAGGTGATGACTGCTGACTTTGTTATCAGTATGAGTCGTAAGGTAGAAGATAAGATTGCAAACACAGGTAGGTTTCACGTAATCAAAAATAGATTTGGTATAGATGGTGTTACTTATCCATCTACAATTAATACAAATATTGGTGTCGTAAAGATACACGAGGGTAGTAGTCAGTTCGGAAAAGAGACTCAAGATAAGATGAATAATAGTGAAGAGTTTCTCAGAAAAGAATTAGCTAACAAGTATAATGATATGGAAAAAAAAGTTGAAGGATTTGAATAAATAACGAATTAAGATTGAATATATATTATATTT